GGCGACTTCACCCTGTGCCCCGCCCAGGAGCAGCTCATCGCCGAGGTCGCCAGGCGCGGCAAGGCCCGCATAACCGTCCTCGACATCCGTGACGGGCGTCCCGCGAACGTGAGCTTCGAGGAGGTGATGCCCGCATTCTAGAAGAAATCCATCACAATTCAACCACACGGTATTAACTGACACACTGACCTAGCAAAGGAGGTGGTCGGGAATGCCGCCAGACACAAGACTGGCGTATCCCGACCATCTCCTTTTTCTGTGCCCGGCGGCTTCCCGGCTTCCTCCGCAACCAAGAGGAAACCACAATGGAAGACACCATCCAGAAGAACGCCGCGGACGCGGCAAAGGCACGGAAAGGCAACAAGGCAAACAGGCGCAAGGGGACGCGCCGCGCGGGCGGCAGCTTCCTCGACGCGATCTACAAGTTCGAGACCAGCTACCCCGGCGGCATAACCGCCGACACGCTCTTCGACGAGAGGACGGAGCGGATCGTCAAGGGGCAGGCCGACAGGCTCGTCTCCACGGGGATGTTCCCCCAGCACGAGCGCGACGACCTCCAGCAGATACTCCGCCTGGCGCTGATGCACGAGATGTCGAACTTCGACCCGTCCCTCGACCGCTACACCTTCGCGGCCAACGTGTGCGCGAACTACGGCAAAAACCTCATCGTCAAACGGGCGACGGACAACGAGCGCAGCAACGGCCCTGTGATGTCCCTCGACGTTGACGCGGGGGACGGCGAGACGTATGCGGACCTCATCCGAGGCGAGGAGCCGTCCCCGCAGGAGATGGCGGAGTATTCCGACGGCGTCGCCAGGTTGCTGGAGGCGCTCGGCGAGGACGACCGCATCATCTGCCGCATGCTCCGGGACGGCTACACCCTTGCGGAGATCGGCGCGAGAATCGGATTGCACCGCGTCTCCGTCAGATACAGGATCGACGCGTTCATACGCCCGAAGGCGGTCGAACTCGGCCTCCGCCCTGAAATGGGAGGTGCAAGATGAGACTGGACGGCGACACAAGGCGTTTCGACGCGCTCCCCGCCCGCATGAAGCAGGTTGTCGAGGTGGCCGCGTCGATTGTCAGGAGAATGGCGTCCAGGCGACTGGATATTCACGGAAGCGATGGTTTAATTAGCTTGGCTACAATGAAAAGCGAGGTGAAACATGGCAATGGACAGAAATGAACTGCTGCGACGCCAGCTCAAGGCGCTTGACGGCATGGGCTGCGACGAACTCCGCTCGAAATTCCAGGAACTGTACGGCTTCGACACGGACTCGCGGAATCTCGACTGCATCCGCAGGCGCGTTGCATACCGCCTGCAGGAGTTCCAGCTTGGCGGGCTCTCCGCGGAGGACGAGGCGTTCCTCGACGGCCTTGCGGACAACGACGACCTGTCGAGGCTGGTGAACGCGCCCGCCGCCAAGGTCAGGAACAGCAGCGGAACCCGCTATGTGCGCGAATGGCACGGCAGGGTCTATGAAGTGGTCTTCCGCGAGAAGGGGAAGTACGAGCTTGACGGCGTCTTCTACACGTCGCTGTCGGCTGCGGCCTTCGCCATCACGGGGACGCATTGGAACGGAAAGCTCTTCTTCGGGGTGAAATGACCATGAGAACGACAGACACGAAGGACGCGCCGCCCGTGAAGCGGTGCGCAATCTACACGAGGAAGTCCGTGGACGAGGGGCTTGAGATGGAGTTCAACTCCCTCGACGCCCAGCGCGAGGCCGCGGAGAACTACATCGCGAGCCAGAAGGGGAAGGGATGGGTGTGCCTGCCGGAACGCTACGACGACGGCGGCTACTCCGGCGGCACGCTGAACCGCCCCGCCTTGGCGCGCCTCCTCGCCGACTGCGAGGCGGGGAAGATAGACGTCATCCTGGTATACAAGATAGACCGCCTTTCCCGAAGCATCTGCGACTTCGCGGACCTGACGAAGAAGTTCGACCGCTGGAACGTGTCGTTCTGCTCGGTCACGCAGGACATAAACACGGCGACGAGCTCGGGCAGGATGATGCTGAACATACTGGTGACCTTCGCGCAGTACGAGCGCGAGATCATAGGCGAGCGAATACGCGACAAGATGGAGGCCACGAGGAAGAAGGGGCTCTGGGCGGGCGGCTGCGTCGCCATCGGCTACAGGCTGGAGAACAGCCGCCTCCTGCCGAATCCCGACGAGGTCCCTATTGTCAGGCGCATCTTCACGCGCTACGCCGAAATCCAGTCGGCCAAGCAGGTGGCGATGGAGCTGAACAACGACGGGGTGAGGACCAGGAACGGCAGCGAATGGAACAAGCCCCGCATCTACAGGGTGCTCAACAACTACGCCTACATCGGCAAGATACTGTACAAGGGGACCGTCTACGACGGCGTCCACGAGGCCATCATCGAGAAGCCGCTGTGGGACCGCGTCCACGAGTACCTTGACGACAACGCCAGCAGGGAGCGCACCGACCACACTGTCGTCCCCTCCAACATCTCTCCGCTCAAGGGGCTGCTGAAGTGCGGCCACTGCGGCGGGCCGATGATGGCCTACAACCGCCGCAAGAAAGGGCGCGTCTACACCTACTACCGATGCCTCCGCGACAGCAAGCGCGCGGAGAGCACGTGCCCCATCAGGGAGGTGGCCGCCCCCGTGGTGGACGAGCTTGTGCGAAGGCAGCTCACGGCGGTCCTCCGGTCGCCGCAGATGCTGGGCGCTCTGGAGGAGAAGTCGGGCGTGGAGGCGGCTGGCGTCCTGAAGACGCTCGACGAGGGCTTCTGGAAGGAGGCCACGAGCGCGGAATGCAGGAGAATCGTGGAGCTTCTGGTGGCCGAGGCCGTCCTGACCACGGACAGGCTGGTGCTGGAGCTCAACACGGAGGGAATCAACTCAATCATGGAGGAAATCGAGAATGAGTCAAATCAGGACTGAACGGCTGGAGAACGGCAACATCAGGGTCACGGTCCCCATCGTCTTCAAGCAGACGGCAAACGGACGGCGCATCGAGGCGGTTGACGAACCGCAGGAAAACGACAACCGCCAGGCAATGCTCATGGCGATCGCCCGCGGACGCCGCTGGCAGAAGCTGATCGACGACGGCGAGGTGGCCAGCGTGACTGAACTTGCCAGGATCATCGGACGCAACGAGAGCTATGTGGCGGGAGTCATACGGCTGGCCTGCCTCGCCCCCGACATCGTGCATTCCATCATCGAGGGGAACTATCCCCCGCAGCTTTCGCTATGCGCGATGAGGGGATGCTTCCCGATTGCCTGGGAGGAGCAGAGGAAGCGGTTCATCGAGTCACGGCGGAAATAGCGGGCGGACAGCTTCTGCCCGCACGGGAAGGCCGGCAAGGCGGCTCCCTGAGGGAATCAGTCTTGATCTCCATCTCCATTTGCTGGGATGTGACGGTCACCTTTTCTATGAACCTGCTGAACATGCCGTGCCTTTCCTTGAACGGGCTTCCGGTCAGCGAGAGGGAGTCGAACCATTCGATGAACGGTTCGATTCCCTTGTTGCAGATTGCTGAATACATCAAGGAGACTTTCTCGTCGCGCAGCGCCTTCCCAAGCGTCTGCCACACGAACTTCTCCAGCTGCCTTGATGGTATTTCGCGCACAGGGCATTTGCCGCCTTTTTCCCCCGTGCATTGATAGTAGGTGTATCTGCCTCTCCATTTCTGCCTGACGCTCGCAGTCATTGGCCTTCCGCAGTGTCCGCAGAACACTAGCCCCTCCAGCGGGATTTTCATCTCGGCTGCGGCTTTCTTCCTCCGCAGGTCTTCCTCGACCAGCAGTGCCTGGGCGTCATTCCAGATATTCCTCGGGACAAGCGCCTCGTGGGTTGCGTCGATGATTTCTCCCTTCTGCCTGCGGCAGCCGATGTACGCGCAGTTGGCCAGGATGTCCATTATATGCTTGCGCCTCCACAGCACCCCGTGACGTGCGAGTTTCCCATCCCCGTTGAGCCCCGCGACAATCTGCCTGATCATTCTGCCATCCACGGCAAATTCGGTGAAAATCCGCTCCACGGTGGGCTTTTCCTCCGTGCATGGCACTAGGCGGCGTTCAACGACTTTGTATCCGAAAGGTGGAATGCCCCCGACCCATATCCCCCGGCGGCGCATCGCGGCCATCTTGTCGCGTATCCGCTCGCTGATGATCTCGCGCTCGAACTGCGCAAAGGTCATCAGGATGTTCAGCACCATCCTCCCCGAACTCGTGGCTGTGTTTATGTCCTGGGTGACGGAGCAGAACGAGACGCCCCAGCGGTCGAACTTTGCGGACAGTTCGGCAAAGTCCCTTATTGAACGGGACAGGCGGTCTATCTTGTACACGACCACTACGTCGACCACTCCGGCCTCGCAGTCGGCAAGAAGCTCCTTCAATGCGGGACGGTTGGTGTTCGCCCCCGAATAACCGCCGTCGTCGTATCGCTTCGGCAGCAGCGTCCATCCATTGTCGCGCTGGCTGGCGATGTAGTTCTCGCCTGCCTCCCTTTGCGCGTCAAGGGTGTTGAACTCCTGGTCAAGCCCGTCATCGACGCTTTTGCGCGTATATATCGCGCAGAATCTTGTCTTCCTTTCTTCAGTCATTGTTCCTCACTCCAAAAAAAGTGGTTCCGCTCCAATGCGATCCTGTTATGAGGCACGAGACGGCGGTCAGCGAACGATAGAACGTTCCGCAGTATTCATATTTGCCCCTGCCGCGGAAAATGACCTCGTATGTGTTTCCGTGCCATTCTCGGGTGAACTTTGTGCCTGGCACAATCTGCATGCCCCGACGGTAGGCCGTCACCGGTCCCCCAAGGTTGGCAAGGGAGTCGTTTTCTGCCAGCTTGTCGAGAAACTCCGCATCGCTTTTCGACAGACCGCCAAGTCTTCGTTCCTGCAGCCTGTAGGCAATGCGTCGCTTCAGCATGTCCCTGTTGATCTGCCTTGTCTCAAATCCGTAGAGGTCCTTGAAGTACTTGCGGAGCTCGACGATGCCGAGCTGTTCAATCTCCGACAGGAGATTCTTCAAAAGCGTGTCATCTGATTCAGTCATGTTTGCCTCCAGTTGGTTCGTAACACGCTTTTTATTTGAATCCATCTTTCCTGCTTTACAAATCGGATTTCGCGTTATTCTGGATTATTTCTTTTAAATCTGTCTCCTAAAAAGAGACAGATTTTGGGTATGTCCGTGGGGGAGGATCTACCTTGACTCTCGCTTTGACTCTCGCTTTGACTCTCGCTTTAATGATTTGCAAACAAGTTTTGACCAATGCAGAATTGTAAAAATAGAAGTTGTCACCTACAGGCGCAACCACACCATAGAATATCTCTTTCAAAATTGAGGAAGTTGCCATCTACGGACGCAACCAGACCTTAAAACATCTCTTTTGATATTTCAGCGTCTGGAAATGGTTTTATCCGATACCACGGCACACATCCGTAGGTGACAAAAACTGGCGTTCCAAGGTACAGGCAACAAGCACGAAAACCGCCTCTGGAGATTCTTCATGGC